AGATCAAAAGACCCCAGAATGACTAAACTAGGTGATAGGACAAGAACATGACAGTCATAGTAACCAAGAATAGCTCTACCGCAAATGACGTACCAACTACGAGTGACTTGGTTCAAGGCGAACTTGCGGTTAATGTCACAGACAAACGAATATATACAGAGAACGCATCTACTGCCATTGTTGAACTAGGCACTAATCCGTCTTCTATTACAACACCTACTGTTACCGTTACAGGCACACTTACAGCTAATGGCACGTTTGCTTCAAGCAACGCAGTCATAACTGGCGGTTCAGTAAATGGAATTATTATAGGAGCTTCTAGTCCCCTTGCGATTACAGGTTCAGTTATTACAGCAAACACTGGCTTTACAGGTGGTTTAACCGGAGATGTAACTGGTAATGTCACAGGTAATGTAACAGGTAACGTAACAGGCAATGTAACAGGAGACTTGACTGGTAATGTAACAGCAACTTCTGGAACCACTACACTAAACAATCTAGCCCTTACAGGCACTGTAGATTTTAACGCAGCACGACTTACTGACATAGGTACTCCTACAGCCTCTACAGACGCTGTAACTAAAGGCTATGCAGATGGCTTGATTACATCATTAATTGCTGGCGCTCCTGCCGCATTAGACACTCTAAACGAACTAGCTGCTGCATTAGATGATGACGCAGCCTTCCACACAACAGTTACTAACAGCATTGCTACTAAACTGCCGCTTGCTGGTGGTACAATGTCTGGTGAACTATCACTAGGCGCGAATAAGATTGTAAGTGTTGCTAATCCTACACTAGCGCAAGATGTAGCTACTAAAGCCTACGTTGACGCAGCAGACACCACAGGACTACCACTCGCGGGTGGTACTATGTCTGGTGCTATTGCAATGGGTACGAACAAGATCACTGGAATGGGTGATCCTACAGCAGCGCAAGATGCAACAACAAAAACTTATGTAGATGGAATATTAGGATCAGCTACTTCAGCGGCTACTTCTGCATCAGCAGCGGCTACTTCTGCGTCTAATGCAGCCACTTCAGAATCCAATGCATCAACTTCAGAAGGTAATGCTTCTACTTCTGCAACAGCATCTGCAAATTCAGCAGCAGCAGCGGCGGCTTCTTTTGATCAGTTTGACGATATATATCTTGGGGCTAAATCTGCAGCTCCGTCTGTAGACAATGATGGCAACGCCCTCGCGACAGGTGCTTTGTACTTCAATACTGTATCAGACACGATGTTCGTCTACTCAGGCTCAACATGGGCGGCGGCAGGAAGTGCAGTTAATGGGACATCAGAGCGTCAGGAATACACCGCTACTTCAGGACAGACATCTTTTAATGCAACCTATGACGTAGGTTTTGTTGATGTCTATCTCAACGGCTCTAGGCTAGTTCCTACCACTGACTTCACTGCCTCTAATGGAGCTACTGTTGTTTTAACAGCTGGTGCTACTGTTGGCGATAACGTAGGAATCATTGCCTACGGCGCTTTCAATGTCGCTGATGTTTACACACAGGCACAGAGCAATGCTCGATTCTTGCAGATAGCTAACAACCTTTCTGACTTAGCTTCAGCTCCTACTGCTCTCACAAATCTTGGTCTGACGGCTACGGCTACAGAGTTAAACTACACTGATGGCGTTACGTCTAATATTCAGACTCAGCTAAACGCTGCTGGTGCAGGCTCAGTAACTTCAGTTAATGTTGCTGGAGGAGCTACAGGTCTTACTGCTTCAGGCGGCCCAATTACAGGCTCTGGAGTTATTACTCTTGGCGGTACTCTCGCTGCGGCTAGTGGCGGCACAGGCATTACAGCAGCGGGAACTAGCGGTAATGTACTTACAAGTGATGGTACTAATTGGACAAGCGCGGCTGCTGGTGGTGGTGGTGGAATGCAGTCAATAGCGGTTTTTGGTTCCACTGGCACTTGGAATAGGCCCGCAGGAATAACAAAGATTAAAGTAACAGTCACAGCAGGAGGCGGTGCGGGCGGTGGCGCATCAGCTTATTATGGAGAGGCTGCAGGCGGTGGCGGAGCAGGCGGTACATCCATTAAATTTATTGATGTTTCTTCCGTTACCTCTCAATCTTTAATTATTGGGGCTGGAGGAACAGGCGTACTAAGCTCTAATGGAAATACGGGCGGCAACTCATCTTTTGGAAGTTACGCTCTTTCTTACGGCGGCGGTGGCGGTTATAGTCACGCAACTCATAATGGTGGAACGTCTGGAGCAGCAGGAACTGGAGATATATTAATAGCTGGTGGCGATGGCAGTGGAGCTGGAGGTAGCTCCAATTCGGATACGTCTGGGGCTGGAGGCTCTTCATATTTTGGAGGAGGTGGCGGCAAAGGCAATACAAACACAACTGGGGCCGTTGGAAATGCTTGGGGTTCTGGTGGATCGGGAGCTGTTAATCGTACAAATAATGGTGCTAATTACGCAGGCGGCGCTGGCAAAGCAGGAATAATAATTGTTGAGGAGTACGCATAATGAAAGCACACGTTATTGAAAATGGCGTAGTTATCAATACAATTGAAGTTGATTCGCTCGATGTCATTCCTAATCTAATAGAAGCTACTGAAGGCGGAATTGGCTGGGCTTACTCTGACGGCGTTTTTACTGCTCCAATAATTGAAATATCTGACGAAGAAAAGTCACGGCAAGGTAGAAAAAGGCGAAACTCTTTACTTTCCGAAACTGACTGGACTGCATCTACTGACGTTACTATGTCCGCTGATATGACAATCTATCGAGAAGCCTTGCGAGATGTACCTGCTCAATCAGGATTTCCTAACACAATCACTTGGCCGGAGGCTCCTTAATGAGCAATTCAAGAGACATAGCCGATAGCGCGGCAACGATTAACTTCATTGATACTGTTACTTCTAATGTGCAAACTCAGCTTAATACGCTTGATACTGCGGTTGGCAATGTATCGGTGACTAGCGGCTCACTTACTAAGACATTCGTGGCAGGAGAAACCGCAGATATAAATTTAACTAGCTCTGTCCTAGCTCCTGTAGTGGGTGTCACTAAAGAAGTTTCACAGGTAGGCGTGACTAACAACAATTGGGATGCTTCTGCAGGTACTTATACGTTAGAGGATAGCGCGCCTGCTACTAGCTTAATTTGGGCTGGCTATGGCATTGCTTCAGCAGTTTACTCTCAAAACTTTTCCATATCATCTCTAGAATCATCTCCAACAGGATTGGCGTTCAATGCAGACGGCACAAAAATGTTTGTTGTAGGGACTTCTGGTCAAAATGTTTTGCAATATGTGTTATCTACAGGATTTGACGTATCCACCGCATCGTATACAAGTGGCGATTTTTTTAACGTAACAAGCCAAGAAAATCTTCCGTTTGCACTCGCATTTAACACAGCTGGAACTAAGATGTATGTAGCTGGTTGGACAAACGCTAATGTAAACGAATATAATTTAACTACCGGATTTGACGTAAAAACTGCTTCTTTCTCTAAATCTTTTGCTGCATCTGAAGTAGTTGCTCCAACCGGATTGGCCTTCAACGCTAACGGCACAAAAATGTTTATTGTTGATGCTAATGGCTCTTATTTAGATATTAGCGAATATACGCTTTCTACTGGATTTGACGTAGCAACTTCTTCATTTGTTGATGCCTTTAGCGTCTCTGCCCAAGATACTGGCCCTCAAGGATTATCATTTAATCCTAACGGAACAAAAATGTTCCTTGTTGGAAGTACAAATAAGCTGATAAACCAATACAACTTAACAACAGGCTTTGACATATCTACCGCATCTTTTTCAAATATAACTTTTTCAGTATTAAGTGAAGAGGCTTCGCCAAGAGGCATGGCGCTTAATGCAGATGGCACTAAAATGTTTGTTGTTGGCTCGTCAGGAGTTGATGTAGGCGAATATCAACTCCCACTATCTCTAGCCCTCGGCACAGGCTCATTCGCTTCCACAGATGTAGGCAAAACTATCAACGCCAACTCAGGAGTTTTTGTACTAACATCTACAGGCGGCGCATACACTGAAACCACAGCACCAAGCTCATACGCCACTGTTGCTAGTGGTAATTGGGGTATGTTTGGCGTGGTCTATGATGCTACTGCGGATGTTTTAAAAACTAGTTTAGCACTAGGAGCTGGTTATGATATATCTGTAGCGGCTTATACTGGAAACACGATAGGTAGCCAAGCTGTCTATAACCAAGGTGTAGCGTTTAATAACGATGGTACAAAAATGTACCAACTGACTGTAGTCAATACTAGTTATGGTTATGTTAACGAATGGGACTTGTCTACACCGTATTCATTAGTTGGCTTAACATCCGCAGCTCGTCAAAAGGCTATTCACCCACAAGACAACGCTGCGACAGGATTGGCATTTAATACTGATGGCACAAAAATGTTTATTCTTGGCATTCAAAACACCAACATCTATGTTTACAATCTTTCAACCGCTTTTCTTGTAACAAGTGCTACATATTCTAGTTCAGCAAGTTTGGGGTCTGTCGCCAACCCTAGAGGATTACATTTTAGCCCAGACGGTACTAATGTATATATGGTTGATCTGTATGGTAATGTGGTTTCTTTTCCTTTAAGCACTGGCTTCGACATTTCAACTATAGGTTCGACTCCCAACAATTTTGGCGCGCAGTACAGCCCTAGTTCCGTTGTTCTTTCTAGTAATGGCTTGAAACTATTTCTAACAACCGTTCAGCGGGGGTTAGAAGAATACACACTGCCCACAGCGTTCAGTACTAATAGCGCAACTTTTGTTAGGTCGTTTTCCTTGAGCGGTCAGGCTGGAAGCTCTGTTTCAGGAATGACTTTTTCTGCGGATGGCTCTAGCTTTATAGTCTGCTCGAACCAATCAACTCAAGGAATTTGGGGATATACAAGTCAGTCTAGTTTTATAGTAACAGGCTATCAGCCCTGCATAAGCTCCAACATAGACTCAACGTACTGGACTGACATTAACTCATTGACAGCTACTAACGCTGTTGGTGACGGCAATGTTTTATACGCAGTCTCCAATGACAATAAAACTGCTTGGTCTGTCTTAGGCAACACTGGCGGCACTAGAGACATTGTGAAGAACAACGGAGGTACATGGCAGTACAACTCTAACGGTACATACGCTGCTGAAACGTGGGCTAATGCCACTACGAATACCGAAGTTGCTGCGCTGCGTCAAGCTATGGAAGGCGCTAATACTGTTGTTGGCTTTGACATTTCAATCGCATCTTACAAAGCAAATTTTTCTTTATCTGCACAAGACAATAATACTCAAGCAGTCCAATTTAATACTGATGGCAGTAAAATGTTTATTCTTGGAGAGGGTGGTAACAGTGTTTACGAATATTCACTTTCTACGTCTTTTGATGTTACAACGTCTACATACTCTCAATCGTTTTCAATAGGCAGCCAAGAGACTGCCGCAACAGGTTTAGCATTCAGTCCCGATGGGACAAAAATGTTTGTTTGTGGTTTTTCGGGTAAAGACGTTAATGAATATACATTATCTACAGGATTTAATATTTCTACAGCTTCGTTCGTGGACAGCTTTAATGTTTCTAGCGAATTGGCATTTCCGTATGGCTTAGCATTTAACAATGACGGAACGAAAATGTTTGTTTGTGGTCAAACTGATACTGTAGTAGCTGAATATGTATTATCTACAGGGTTTGATGTATCAACTTCATCGTTTTCTAAAGAGCTTGCTCTTTCAAGCCAAGATAATTATCCCGCTGCCATATCTTTTAATAATGATGGAACTGTAATGTTTATCCTTGGAGGCATTAATAAGGCTGTTTATGAGTACACTTTAACCACAGGATTTGATGTTTCAACAGCTTCCTTTGTAAGTAGTTTTTCTGTAGTTGGTCAAAGCAATTATCCGCGAGGTATGTGCTTTAGCAATAATGGCACTAAGATGTTTATTGTTGGCGCAAGTAATTTAACGGTCAGCGAATACATCTCAGGCTCAGAATCCTACACAAACCAAATGAACAGTACGACTCTCAACGCGATAACTGACGCGAACCAAATCACACTAGGTAATGACTTAGACTTTGCAGCCATCCTGTACTACGCATCTGGCTCTACCGTTCCTACATACTCTGGAACCGCTATTAACTACGATGCTGCTATTGTAAATCAAGGTGCAGTACTAGGCACTGACTATACCTTTGATGCCCCGGCGGGTAACAAGGTTAGGATTACAGCAGTTGGTGCGGGTAACTATAAAGTTCGGGTTGTGTAATGACTGAGTATGAGGTGATAATATCATGCTTGAAATTGGAATTGCTATCTCCGCAGCTTCTCATGCTGTTGCGGCGATTCAGAAAGGACTAGCTCTTCATAAGGATGCTTCAGAATTAACAGATCAGTTTAGCACATTTTGGAATGCTAGAGATAAGATAGCTGAAGCAAGGACGCAAGCAGATAACGTAACATTAGGGGGCAAGGTTTTTGCTAAACAAAGTGTAGAATCCTTTGCCCTTGAAGTAGCTTTAGCTGAACACAAGACAAAGCAATTAGAAAAGCAGTTACGTGAGATGTTTATTTATAGCGGGCAAACTGAAGTATACACTACAATGATGAGAGTAAGGAGAGAAGAGCGTTCTAGGAGATTAATTACAGCAAGAAGAAAAGCAGAACAAAAGAAGTTTATTGCTGACTGCATTCTTTTAATGACTGTACTAGGAATTAGTATTGGCATTTTTGGTTTTATAGTTAGTTGGCTGATTATGCAAAGTTAATAAGTAAGGTTTAAACATGGAAAGCAGGCTAAGCAGAGTAGAGAAAAAGATAGACACTTTACAAGAAGCAATAGTGTCTTTAGCAAGAGTAGAAGAACGTCTTGTTACTGTTTTTAATCGACAAACTAATATAGAAGATAAAGTAAACGCTATTGAATCAAAAGTAGACAGTCTATCAGCTAATATAGTTAGCTCTAAGATATTAGAAAGACTTATTTGGATTATTGTTGTAGCGTCAATAGGCGCTATTTTCACATACATGGGGTAGTTATATGACGTACTTACAGCTAGTCAATAGTGTGCTACGCCGCTTGCGGGAAAACGAAGTAGACACAGTACCAGAGACAAGCTATTCAGTTTTAATTGGAGATTTTGTTAATGATGCAAAACAGCTTGTAGAAGACGCACATAGTTGGTCTGCTTTGCGTACATCTATTGAGTTTAATACTGTTAGTGGTACGTCTATTTATGCTTTAACAGGTGCTGGACAAGACGTAGAAGTTAGAGAGGCAATGAACATAACAGGTAAAGGTGTTCTTAGTGCTAGTAATAGAAGTAGGATGAATAAGCGTTATAAGATAGGTGCTGCTCTAAGCTCATCTCCTACTGAATTTGCTTTTACAGGCACTGATGCTAACGGAGACATTACTGTACAGGTTTATCCTAACCCTGATAACATCTACACTTTATTCTTTGATGCTTTTGTACGTCAAGTAGATTTAACAGCTGACGCAGACGTACTGAAAGTGCCTTTTAATCCTGTGTTACAGATAGCTTTAGGAATGGCATTACGCGAAAGAGGCGAGACAGGTGGTCAGTCAGCAGCAGAGCAGTTTGCACTTGCTGATTCTTCATTGTCTGATGCTGTAGCGTTTGATGCTAACAAATACTCAGAAGATACTACATTTATGGCAGTATAGGGAAACATAATGGCTCAACAATTACAGAGCATTACAATTACAGCCCCCGGCTTTGCAGGCATTAACACGCAAGACGCTCCGCTGTCGCAAGAGCCTAGCTTTGCTGCTGTAGCAGATAACTGCGTGATTGACAAAGAAGGAAGAGTAGCCTCACGTAAGGGCTATACAATGGTTACTACTAACGGCGCTGCTGTTCTAGGAAGCTCTGATGGTATTGAGTCTATGGGTGAGTTTGTAGCTGCTGATGGTGATATTACATTCTTATCGGCAGGTAATAACAAGATATTTACAGGCACAACAACATTAGTAGATGCAACTCCTGCGCCTTATACTATTACGTCTAATGACTGGAAGTTTGTTTCTTTTAATGACCACATGTTTATGTTCCAGCGTGGTTATGAGCCTTTGGTTTTCTCTGATCACACAGGTACAGTTCAAAAGATGTCAGCTCATACAGGAGCGGCTGGAACACCTCCACAGGGTAACGAGTGCCTAGCAGCGTTTGGTCGTTTATGGGCAGCAGACTTTACAGCAGACAAGTCTACAATCTATTGGTCTGATATACTAGATGGTACAAAGTGGACAGGAGGCTCTTCAGGCTCAATTAACATTACTACAGTGTGGCCTACAGGGTATGACACTATCGTTGCTCTAGCGGCTCACAACGGCTTCTTAGTGATCTTTGGACGTAGCTCTATAGTTATCTACTCAGGTGCAGACGATCCGGCTACTATGGTCTTGTCAGACACTATATCTAACGTAGGTTGTGTGTCACGAGACGCTGTTGTGTCTACTGGTAAAGACCTAATCTTCTTAGACGACTCTGGTGTTCGTAGCCTTGCTCGTACTATACAAGAGAAGTCAGCGCCTATTGGTGACATATCTAAGAACGTAAACAACGATATTAAGTCTTTGTTTGTAGCAGAGACAGGTAATATTAGTATGCACTACTCTCCTCGTGAGGCGTTTGTGCTGCTTAACTTTCAAGAGTTAGGTGTTGTATATGCCTTTGATACACGTTTTCCACTACAAGATGGCAGCTATAGAGCAACTACATGGTCGCACATGAATCCGCTGTGCTTTACAACTATAGCGACAGAAGCGTTGTATATAGGCTCTGCTACTGGTGTAGCTAGTTACTCAGGCTTTACAGATAACACCACTGGTTACTTGCTGAGCTACTTTAGTCACCCATTGAGTTTTGGTGATACGTCTAAGTTAAAGTTTCTAAAGAAGATTAACTTAACTACATTTGACGGTGCAGAAGCCATTGTAGTGCTTAACTGGGCTTATGACTACTCTGGTGCATACACTAAGCAAGCGTATACACTGCCTAAGTCAAACGTAGGTCAGTATAACATTTCAGAGTTTAATACAGAGGCTGAGTATTCATCTTCTATTTCTCTAATCAATCGTCAAAAGATTAACACTAGCGGGCAGGGTACTGTAGTAGCTGTGGGTGTAGAGTCAACAGTAGAGGGTAAGACTATAGCTATACAAGAGATTAACATACACGCATTATTAGGAAGGATTGTCTAATGAGTAACTATACTAAGATAACTAACTTTGCAGCCAAAGACGCTATGGTTAGCGGCAATCCTGCTAAGGTAATTAAAGGAACTGAAGTGGGTGCAGAGTTTGATGCAATCTCTGTTGCAGTAAACAGTAAAGCTAACCTTGCCTCTCCTACGTTTACAGGGACGGTAACGG